TACTTTCTAAACATGTCTCTTTCAGTTACAATGCGGAACTTAATGCCTTGTTTGCTGCACCACTTCTGTGCCATAGCCCATTTAGCGTGATTGACTGCTACTGTAGCTCGCATGTTAGTGTTTTGCCCTTCTTTAATTATACTCTGATTGTGTGGTTTGATTTCAATAAGCTCAGTAATAACTTTATTATTTTTATCTCTATAACGTATTAAGAAGTCTGGAACGTATGTTGTTTGTTTGCCGGTTATTGGGTTACGATACGGAATACGTATTGATTCACTTGCCCACTCGAGTACATAATCGTTAGTGTCGCAAAATATACAAAAGTGATTTTCCCACGAACTGCGATAGGTTATTTTACCTTTACCTATGTACTTCTCTGGGTTGCGTGGATGATATATCCCTTGTGAAAATTTGTTACTGCCTTTGAATCCAGCCATAATTAACTCAGTACGTTTCTTCCTGCGTAGTAGTTAGGTTTAATTATATTTTTAACTCCTAACAGTACTGCGGGTGAGCTTATGCTGTTTAAGTAATAAGACATAGACTCGTTTAACGTCATTTCGTCTTGTCCTTTAAGCGGCTCAAGTAATTCAAGAACGTTTGTTTGTGTGCGTGTTGCTACTTCGTACAATGAATCTGCAAAGTTTCCTGCTGCATCTGGGTCTTTCATTATCTTAACAAAGAAGCTTAATACATAATCGTACTCGTTGCCAGCTAGGTCGTTACGTATTACCGTGTCTGGCGCTAGTGCTGTATTAATAGTGTCAGTCGTTGTAATGTTGTTAAGTGTATCACTCATTTGTCTTTTTCTATTATGTTGTCTGTTGCTGGAGTATTAGCTGTATTGTTGCTACTAGCTGAATCCATTAAAAACTTATTAGCACCTTTAGCTGAGGTTGTTAATATCGTTGTTGCTTGTTGCGTTGCATCTGCTGTCACTTCACTGCTTAACATACCAGCTAAATCTTTACCATCGAATGTCCCTTGTACTGCTCTAGCAGTTCGCAATGCACCTATTAGATTGCGGCTTGACAAATCTTCAAAAAATGAACCACCTGCATCAAGTAGTCCGCCTTCTCCTAGTACTGTAGGATTTGCTGCACCAAATGGTCCTGGCTCTGTATCGTATCGTGCTTCTGTTGCAAACCCACGTACATTCGAATCTCCTGCTTGCCCTACTTTACCGCTGCCGTACTTCACTGCTTCGTACTGTATAGTAACATCGTGTTGCATTACGCCATCACCTGCACTGTAATCGTACTGGTCGTGTTTCCATGCACTAATAACAGGATTAACTAATGTATAAGATCTGTACTGTCCTCTTGACATTCCGTAAATTGTTATATCTTTAAAGAATGCTGGCTTAGTGTCGCCACCGTTGGGATTAGTAATAGTCTTACCCCAACCCGCTGACTGTTGCACCCTGTTACCATCGTAAATATCTCTATCGTGGTAATTAGCTTTACCTTTTGCAGGATCGCCCGGGATACCGCTTTCATATTGATAAGCTGCATCGTTGAAATGATAGGTGTAGTACTTGTGCCACAACTGCCTAATTATATCACTAGCATCATCGTGTAATACAACTTGTACTGGTTCGTACTTAATTCTATTATGCACTAAACGTTTTCTATTGTACTGTATGTACTCTTCAGTGTCTAATGTAAATGATGGAAGTTGAACAGTTTTAACTAGAGCACCAATAAGACCATTGTCATTACCGGTTATGCTAGTCATCATACTTTCATCTGTTAAGTTGAAGTACACATGGAATAAAAACTTTTGATTCGGAGCTAATGCCATCCCATTTGGGCGCATTAGCTTCGACGCATGAGAATAATCTTTAAGATTGCCCTCTGAGGCTGGGTGCCCTACTACTTGAGATAGGACACTATTAAATAGATCGTCGCCGAAAGCCATTATGCTATTTCCCTCATTTTACAATTATCAAAATGATATCGTTTCATGTTTCCTGCTCCGCCAACTTTATCACAATGTGGACAAGTTGCTTTCTTTTTCGGAACACCCTTTAATGCTTTACTAACAGATTCGCCGATTTGTTTCTTAACTGTAATCGAATGCGTTTTTTTATACATTGCATTACCGGATCCGGTCTTTAACTTACTTAATATTTTTCTAACTTCAGGGCGTTTCGCTGGATTATCATTACCTGTGCATTTACCTTTACGGTTGGCTGACATTAACTGTAACGACTCATAAGTATGATTTTTATCGTACATTCCATTATCTTTTCCGTTGCAAACAGGGCCTGCATCGCCACCTGGCGTCATATTATATCCATGCTTTGTGCGGTAAGTATCGAGCGTTTTAATAAAGTACGGTTCCATAATATTTAATGCAAAGTCTCTATCGTTACTTTTATATAACGATTCAATTACGAAATTATCTTTTCCGTATTTGTTTATTGCATTGTGAAACTTATAATTTGTATTTAATTTTGCTTCGCTTAAGTGACCGATAAAACGTGTATGTGGAGTACTGTTCGTGAATCCCACATACACATTTCCGTTTACTTTATTAGTAACTTTATAGATAGTATATAACATCTATATTAGCCTGTTACTGAAGTCCCCAACGTGCGGCCCACATCCGTTCCAATACCTGAACCGCCTGGTGTTTGTACTGCATTGTCAAACTTTAAAGTTAATTCAAGTTCAACTGGATCAGACGAACCGTAATCTAAACTTCCGTAATTTACTGCTTGTAAGTAACAACCGTACATTTCCCAAGTTTCAAGAACTGATGCTTCGTGTGCGCCGTTACCACCGTCTAGCATTTCTAAACGTGTAGTAAATTTATAATCGATACCTGATGCAGCTGAAGCTTGCTCCATGAAATCGAATTGCTTTTGCATTTGCTCACCAATTAACTTAGTAACTGCACCCGACGCATCGTCACGTAATGTACATGTGATGTCAGCCCAACTAGGCTTACCGGCTAATTTAACTTTAGAGTTATAAACGTCAATTACTACTTCATCAAAAGTAGGGTTCGGACGTCCAAAAGATTTTACTTGTTTTGTTAACTCTGTGCGTGGAGTTGATACACCAAGGTTTTCAAAAATAACGCGGAAGCGATATTGAAGTTTTGGCATTAACAAGCCTTGGCTTGTTGCACTCTGATCACTCGCTAAAGGAGTGGTCATTTTTGTTATTGATGAACTAGACATTTATTTGTCTCCTGTTATATATTACTCTTATTTATCCTTTTTTTAAGATCGGAAAATTAGTCAAAAAAAAGCACTCCGAAGAGTGCTTTAATTATAATGCTAAGTGTTTAGCTTCCGCTAATTTCGCCCGTATTCTTCACCCTAACCGGGATATATATAAATTCGGCGCTTTTAACCGGCTCAATAGCTACATCTACATAAAGTTCATTACGATCAATACGTGTTGGTGTGTTGTTACTCTTATCACACACTACAACATAATCGTATAATGCACGTTTAGAAACTAAATCGTTCATCATACGTTCTACTTGACCTTTGATTTCATCACGTGTGATTTTATCATTTGGTTCATGAACAAACAAACGACCAATTTGATCTAATAGTATACGTATATGCGATACTAAACGTGATACGTTAGTACGATCAAGTGCTGTACCTGGCTTAGTTGTTTTGTTACCATCATTGATAAAACCTGCACCTGGAACAAATGTAATTGGATTAACACTGTTTGAGTACAATACATCACGTATGCCTTGGCGTGTTGACATCTGCACAAATTCACCTGTAACAGAATCAATGTAACCGATACCGTCTACGTTATCAATAACACCACGTCTAACACCTGCTGGCGCTAACCATGGGTATGATTGCTCATCGCTGTGTATAATAGTACGTAACATCATGTGACTTGGCGGAACAACAATAGCTGTACCTGTTAAGTCTGTAGTCCGTCCACTTGGGTAATAAGTACTTAAGTACTCATCGTTACTAACTAAACCATTACCAGCTGCTAAGCCTGTACCATTATCGTTAGTAGCCCACTCAGTGATGTCGCCACCTGTGTTAGCTAAACGCATTGGGCTATCGCCAATTACGTGCGCTGTATTTGTACGCTCGTTGTTTAATGCTACCATGTTAGGAATAAGTTCTGGATAACCTGGTGCTGCCATTATAGTGAATAAACGTTGTTCTTCACGTATATCTGGATTAGTGTCAATCGCTGATTTCATTGCTTTTACAACCATTGCTCTTTGTGCATGTCTACCGAAGTTTGCTGAACCATCTCCACGTAGGCCTGATACACTTACCCAAGCATTAGTTTCATCTGGAAGAACTGCTGTACCAAAGTCATCTGCGTTGAAATAGTTCTGTCTAAATTCTTTAACGTTGTAACCACTTCTGCGTGTGTTCCAAAGTAACATACCATCTGGGTAAAGATCTGCATTTGGTGCATCAACATCTAAGTAATCACTACCTAGTAAGTCTTCTATTAGCGGCATATCACCAGTAACTGGATCTGTAATGCCGTCTACTGCCCAACGTGCATCTGCAAATAAAACACCATCTGTCGTTGTTTGATCAGCGTTATCAAGTGTAACCCACTTGCCGCCGACTTCTGCATCTTCCCATCTGCGTAGGATTGGATACTCTTCTAAGTTGCTAGTATCAACCCATAAGTCACCGTATACAAGTGGTGAAGTGTCTGACTGTGTATCTGGAGCGATTGGACTAACCTGCGGTCCACTTGGATCAGTGTTAGTTAAATCAAGACCGCGGATATCGTTAGTTACATTTTTGTAACCTTTCCATGCGCCGCCATCATGTATCATGATATCAATTTCATTAATCTCTGGGTAGTACCATTTAGTTCCACTAATTGGATCTTGTCCTGGTTCTACTATGCTTGCTGTATAAGCTAACACGTTCCAGTTACTTAACACAAGTTGTCCTGCGTTGTTAGTACGAACACTTTCTAATGCGTCACTAATGCCTGTAGCAGAAATTGCTCCGCCTGCTGTATCTTCAAGTACAATAACGCCACCGCCTGTGTGTGTAATTTTAACACGGCCGTTAGCTGTTACTTCACCTGTTACATTCGGGATGCCTGCCGCAGCTAAGTCACTGACAAAGTCTGTTGCTGCTATTCCTGACATTGTAATAGTTACCGGCGCCGTTAATGCTGTGCTATTTGTCTCGCTTACTTCAATTGTAAACTCATGACCAACAACAAATAATGGGTTAACCGTTGGGCCTGTAATTGCTGTTGCTCCAAATGCACGTTCAAATATTTTAATTGTACCTGTATCATTTTCAAGTACATCATACTGTGCATAAGTGTCGCCTACCGGAATTGACTTTCCGCCTGTTGCTGGATCTAAAGTCTTATTAGCTGTTTGATCATTTGCAAATACTGGAACTGGTTGTACATCAAATGTATCTGTAGTTGCGTTATACTTCTTAATAACAAGGTCGACCCCGTTATTAACTGATGTAGTCTTAACCCAAATAGATCCACTAGGGCGAGGAGAGACATCTGTTTCTCTCCAACGTGGAATTTGCACATGACTTGCATGTTCTACAATCGGTGCATTATATGTTCCTGCTGTAATACCTAAGTCGCCAAGTAAGTCACCTGTTGTGCCGTTAGCTAATTCAATTGTAACGTCAACTGAACTATCTTCAAAGCCTGTACCAGATTCAACATAAAATTCAATTCTATTGTTAACCTTTGCGGCCGTAACACCAAGTATGCCTGCGCCATTTATTGCTGTTACTAACGTATCAATTGTTGTGCCTGTGTTTGCTACTGTTGCTGTACCGTTAATAAGAATATCGTCATTTGCTGTTAATGTTGGGTCAGCTGCATCGCCTACTACTGTTGCTAAACTTGCTTTCCAATCATCTGAACCAATTAATGTCCATTCGTTGTTTGAATTTTTGTAATACGATGGGTTGTTTGCGTTTGTAGCTACAATCGCGTACTGGCCGATATTACCAATACTTGCTAACGGGACGCCGCCTGGTGAATCTAAATCATCGTCGTCTGTGATAGCAATAGGCGTTATATAATCGAATGAATTTTTAGCTGAGTTCCAAGCAAATAAGCCCGAAGTTGATTCAGATAAGTCTAACCAAGCTGCGCCGTTATTAGGACGTCCTGTTGGGCGTGATAAAGATGCACTTAACTCTGCCATGTCAATGTCTACACGCTGTATATAAGCTCTGTTACTAACGCCAAGTACACTGTATGCTGCCATTAAGCCGTATTCGTTTAATTCGTAACCGTGGATTGCGTTACCGTTGTTAGTTTTGTAAAAAGTTGGATTACCGAACGTGTTAACTAATTCACGTTGACTTGTAACCAAATACACGTCATTTGCATTTGATTGTAATGTACCTGGGGCTACACTTGTACCGGCTGCATCTAGTTTGTTAGCTGCTGTTGCCATTAAAATGTAAGGTACTGTGTTTGTTGCGCCTGCTGTATATTGACTCTCATCAATAATCGTTACATCAACGCCTGCTGAAACTAGTGCCATTTTAAAATTCTCCTGTAAAATAAATTTATTTTCTGTTAACTCTATTTATTTGAAACGGTGAAATAATGGTGGCTACGCTGCCCTTTTAAAGGTTCGCTTATTAAGGCTAAATAAATGTATGAATAGACCTATTTGTACAGTGTGTCACAAGAAACCTGCTGCGGTTAATTACAAGCGCGGGGATAAAACGTACTACAGAAAGAAGTGCGATAGCTGTATTCGTGAGAGAAGAAACATAAAGCCGCCGAAGCCACGGTGGGCAGAAGCTGGCTATAAAAAGAAATTACAGTGTGATAAGTGCGGGTTTAAGGCTAGGTGGTTAAATCAAATAGTTGTTTACTACATTGACGGCAATATGAACAATGCTAAACAGAACAACTTAAGATCTGTATGCTTAAATTGTACCGTAGTAATCGAAAAGCAGGATATGCCTTGGGCTAAAGATATTAGCCCAGACTTTTAATTTCGTTTTCTAGATTTGAATGTAGTGATACCAAGCTGTCTAAATGCTTGTTGTAGTAAATCAATTTGATTGCAGCAATCCATTAAAGCGTTGTGGTTGTTACCTAGCTTAGGAAGGTCTGGACAAATCTTGTACACTGTTCTTGCATCATGTAACTGCCAGTACTTCCACGGCACATTAACGCCGTATGCAAGCATAGCGTTTTCAAGTATAACAAAATCAAATGTAATACCGTTAGCCCATAAGTCGCCATGTTTCCATGCTATCTTAGCTAACTGTTCAAGTGCATCCTTGATAGCAATACGTCCTTCAACACCAAATGCTTCTTCTTGTGCTTCTTCGCTTTGCTTACCCCACCATTCAACAGTGTCGTCGTTCACATCACGCCCGTCTTGTGATTCAAGTGTAATCTTTTCGTAAAATGTTACGTCAGTGTATTTTTGACTGAATGGATCGAAGCCTTGTGCTCCGATTGTA